GGTTCTTAGCGCCATAGGCTGCNGCACCNGCAACAGCNGCNCCAACAGCGGCAGCACCACCAATNGCAGTCAGGGCACGACGGGTCCGACGACGATTGCGAGCCTTTTTAATCCTCTCCTTCTGCTCAGTAGAGAGCTGAACAGCATTACCGCGAGTAGGAGGTGTCTCACCCTCCCCTTTGATGCGGCAGTTCCAGTGCTTGGGGATGCAGCGTCCACCGCATTGCTTGCCTTTCTCGGTGCAAGCACGTTGGGCTGTGGCGTCACCCCGTAACGCTGCCAAATAAAGTTCTTTTGATTCGGTTCGCTTAGTCACGGGTACTCGAACGTGGTTTTCAGGTGTTCGATATCTGCATCCTGAAGTAGGGTCACACCACTAACTTCTTTGTCGGCTGCATAAGTTTGAAGTGCTTTCTTGGCCGAACGAGACGAGTAGAAGCCAAGTAACAGTGGTCCTGACTCCATTGTGCCGTCTTCTCTTGTGAAGTGACCTCGATAAACCTTCTTATCGTTAAAACGATTGCCGATCAGCAGTGAGGTCTCAGCATCGTTTCTCTGACCATCAAGGTGAGTCAGATAACCCACTCGGAAAGATCCATTTGATTTACCCGCAATGATCGACAATCCATTCATGCGGATAATGTCGTCTTCATCAGTGACTTCTTGAGCTTGAGCTACAGGTACGTCCTCTTGGGGTTGAACACTTTGTTCCAGAGCAGCTTGCTGTCCGATGTAGCCCTGGATCATTGACTCCTGCTGAAGTTGAGCCTTCAAGAGAAGACGCTCTTCCTCGTCTTCCTGCAGCACCATGTCGATGCTGTATTCAGTGCCAGAGAAGCGAGCCTTCCGAACTTCGAGAGCTGTGAGCACACCCAAGTCGACATAGATCTTGTCGGTGCTAGCGACCTTGGAGCGCAGTTCAGCTTTGTCGCTATCTGACTCTGAGTAGTAAGGAGGGAAGTGAACGCTCCACTCATCAGGAGCCTGGCCTTTGGTAGGCCCTTCAGGCATCGAGAGCACCAGTTGGAAGAACTGGTTCAGGGGCTGGCGCAGGGTGTGCGTCTGATACCGCTCAACTGACGCAGCCCAGGACTTGTCTTCGTACTTACCGGACTCTGAAAGACCGCCAGCCGGTGAAGTTCCGAACAGCAGCGTCTTCGGCATGTCAGCCGCAGCGACGAGGTCGTCGGTCAGTCGATCGAAGATCTCTTGAGCACCTCCAAGAGAGCGTGATGCGAAGGAAACTTCTTCCTCCGTGTCCAGCGCCATGCCGCCGTATAACGACCTAGCAAGTGCATTTGCTTCAAGACGTGTTTTGAGGGCCTTCTCGTTGCCTGCAGTGACCTTAGAGGCAAGACCTGGGATCTTATGTACGAAAAGATCCATCTCGTTGAGCATCGTGGCCATGCCATCGGTAGCTCCGCGATACCTTTTCCAGACCTCGTAGAAGGGTTGGAGGTAGCTCTGACCCCAACCTTCATTCAGCAAACGCTGCCTCCAGGGGAGGAACAAACCATCGAAGCGAAGAACTCTGCTGCTGTGGACAAGCAGGTAATTGAGATCGTTCTCCTGGGTTAATGCCTTACTGGTTGAGATCCGGTAAAGCTCTGGTTTCCTGTAGTTAAGGAAGTTGTAGTCGTTGGGAACGATCTCTCGACGCGAGAGTGGGACGAGATCAGCAACACCCCGGACACGCTCAGGAACAACAGGCTCACTAGGCTCAAGCCCATCATCGAGGACCAGAAATAATGCAGCTCCTCCATAGATTCGCTGTAATTTGAGCGCTTCTTCGATGTACGAGTAGAAGTCAATGTCCTCCAGGTAGTTCTCAAAGGATTTGAGAATGTCGTCGTAGCCTTCTGTTACTTCGCCCAGCTTGATGGTGGGCTGCTCAGTAACGGCAGCCTCAGCGTAGATGTCGATGACACGACGACACAAAGGGTCGTAATACAGCGCCTCAAGCTCTGCCTCAGACAATTGCTTGGGTGAACGAAGCGCGTAATACTCGCTTTTATCCTTCTTTGTGCCAAGACCAGTGATGGCATTTACAAGCACACCATCATTGCGGATATCAGAATCCATCTTGATCTCTGGAGTTTCCGAAGATTCCGCCAAAGTTTCGGCCTTAACTCATTAACTCTAATCTAACAATCGTCTTTCAGTGGTAGATACCCTCTGGACCTTGTTAGTAAATACGAATTCAGGTTTTGGTAACTGGTTTTTCCTTCCAGCCATTCCCTGCGCCACTGTTGGATGAGCGCAGGTGTCAAACGAGGTTGCGTCAATCAGAAGTAACCAAGGCGTGTGAGCAGAGCTTTCAGCGCTGAGGCCTTTTCTTGGTGGTATCGCTGTAATTCCTTCAAGGAATCACCGAGATCTTCGTGAAAGTACTTGTCGAACTGATCCTCATCAGAATATTCCGAGATGCAATCCATCAGACCGCTCTTCATCTTCTTGCGGTACTGCGGATTAGAAATCGTGTAGGCGCTTAAATCAACTTCCATTAGATGAGGTCAAGCCAATCGGTTGTGGGAGTTGTAGCAACAACTGAGAGTGCAAGTGCGAGCGCCATCACCGAGTCATCGTGTGCGCCATCACCTGCTTGCCTATCACCAGTTTCTAACTGCCTGAACATCAGCATCTCCTGATAGAAGGGATCTCTTGGAACCTTCAGCTCCTCTCGTTCCAGGAAATAAGTAATGCGATCAGTATTTGAGATTTTGTTTGGTCGGTTGGTGTTGTAGGGCTCAACCATGTACTTCGCTAGAGCCTTTGAGAGGATCTCAGATACGACAGCTCCAACACCGTTCTTCTCAACGATGACCTTCGAAGGGCTGAAGTTCTCTGCCTGCTCAATAATCTGCTGGATGCACCAGTCCGATGACTTGTATCGGACGCGGAACAGATTGACTACTTGGTATGGGGCAGTCGTAATGTCCAGGACAACGGAGCACCAGTAGTCGTCACCTCCACCAGCAGGGTCGATCGCCATGATGTAATCACGGTTGATCAGTCCTGACTCAATAGTTTTTCCGTGACACGCCTTCTCCACCAGTTCAGGTGGAAATACCTGAGCATCGGAGGCGACATAGTCCATCTCATATTCCTGCCTCCACGCTCTGTCAGTCAGCTTCGCCTTAGCCTTCGTCTTTGCAGCCCAATCAGGATCCGCCGCATAGATCGGAATATCCGAGTAATGGATCTTGAAACGATTCCACCCGTCGTCCTCACCGTGCCAGAGGTTGGCGAACATATTGCCCATCCCATTCGGGGTGGACAAAAGTATGAGCTTGGCTTTCTCACCGAGCGTTGCCATCGTCGGCTGTGCCGCCGTGTAGATCTCGTCTGCTCCATCGAGGAAAGCGGCCTCGTCGAGCACCACCACGGAAACAGAAGGGATACCACGGGCGGCTCTCGGAGTAGCGGGAAGGAAGTAGATGGTTCCGAGTCCTTTGAACGACAGTTCACTGTTGGATTCGGTGGTGAACTCGATTGACGAGTCCTCGATGCTTGCGGCCTGGGCTCTGATCCGTTTACCAAGAGCGCCAGAGTCAGTGGCTGTCTTTGAGAAGACCACTGCTGCGAAGCCCGGTTCAGTAAGGGCGCGACACAGCAGGTAGGAACAGACCGTTTCAGAAGCGCCGACCTGGCGGGACTTCAAAACGATCGTGTACTGGTGAGAACAGATCGAATCGATCAGCTTCTTCTGGATGTCGAAGGGCTGAAACGGTTTGACGCTGCCAGACGTTCTGATCCACGTCAGTGGAGCAAACTCATTCCACTTATCGGCGGTCGGGAATTTAGGTTTGAAACCAACAGCAGTTGATGTAAGGCGTTTCTCAGCTGCCTCTTGCTCACGCTGCTCCTGTAATTTCTCTAACCTCTCCAACCGGGTTAAGTGTCTGGCGTTGGGCATTTGCCTCTAGCTGTTCAATCCGACGCTCAATGGTTCTGGCCTCATATTGTTTATGAGCAGAGTCAATGAGGATCTTGATCGCCTGCACTTTAACGTTGACAGCGATGTCAGGATCTTCGGAATCAATGATCTCACGGAGCTTCTGGATGGCTTCTGGGAGCGCCTCAGAAGTCACACCGAATGATCGGTGAAAGATCTCCTGTTGATAATCCCAGATCGCGTTATTAAATTCTTCCAGTTGCTTCCAAGCACGGATCCCTTCGGTCGAGCACTTTGCCCGTTTAGCTGCATCACGCCAAGTAAAACCAGCAGCAAGAGCCTGTGCTGCCAAGACCTGGCGCTCATTCAGT